AACCCTGGGCGTATCAAACGTCACGACAGGCGCAACGCTCTCAGCAGAACCGCTTGTCGATCCAAGATTGGACAGCATTGCGGTGCGCACCTCATGCGATGCGGCACGAAACGCAGCCACCAACGCAGCCTCAGACGGGTCCAATTCCACCCGCTGTTCCAGAAGCACATACATGATATCTACGCCGCGAGCATGCGCGGCCAATAGGTAGGCTCCACCTGGCATGTTCTGGTCTTTTTCGAAGTAAAGCTGTGCCCACTTCGAGATCCCACAAGCGTCGGCCATCTCCTGCTGCGTAAGGCGCAGGCGCTTCCGTTCTTCCTTCAGGCGTTTCCCTACAGTCACTAAGGTTTTTCCTCATATTGACAAAATTGGTGTTAACACCAACAATTTCCAAAACCGCAGACGACCGCAACCGATGCCCCGTAATGTGCAAGCTCAGCAGCAGTTCCATCCCCGAAGCCCAGCACAGGCGCGGGAATGGTTGGTGTCCAACGGCATCACGGTCTCCGGATTCGCCCGGCAACTTGGGGTGAATCGCACGGTTATCGACGACCTACTCCGTGGACGCTCTCAAGGCAAATACGGCGACGCGCACACCGCCGCAATCGCTCTTGGCCTCAAAGCACCGCCAGATTATGCCGCAAAAGTCCAAACTTCCAAGCGCTCTAGGGGGTGAGCATGTTCGGTCGGAAAAAGATCGTTTTTCGCTGCGAGGCATGCAGTGCAAGGCTCATCAAACGCACCAGCGTCCTTGCACATAAGTTCCTGCGGCACGACTCGTATGTCTGTGAAAACCCTATGTGTGGCGCGACCTACACGGGCCATTCGGAGTTGACGGGAATTGCCAGCCCCAGCGGCGTACCCACCGCACACAGCGAACTTCCACCAACACCTGCCTATCAGCGCGCCCAAGCGTTGCAGGCCTACCGCGAGTCGCTGGGTGACCGCCAGCTGGACTTGATCCCCATGGGCGGCGAGCCGTTCTTCCCTCACCTCTGAGGTAACCCGAATGCGAAAGACCATTGATTGGGCGGCACTGCCGCCCACGGCGAAGCTTTGCCTGGACGTTGCACGCATCCACGGCGGCCTGGTGAAGACCGAGCACGGCTACATCGGCCGCACTGCCGCACCTGACACAGATCAGCGCTTCGGCGCGGTTGTGGTTGCCGCGCTCATGCGTGATGGGCTTGCCACCTCTGACGCCTTCGACGATCGCCTGGTCGTGCTGACCGATGCCGCCACCGCTTTATTCGATTTCCAACACACAAACACCGAGGTCGGTTCGTGAGGAATGCCAACAGCTGGTTCACCGCACAGGAGCCGCGATTCGTGGATGCGGCCAGCAATGTGCCGCAGCGCATCGCGCCGCACGCCAAGCACGAAGAGGCACGCCTGCTCGCTGCCGCAGTTGATGCGCACCGCCGTGCCGGCGGCGCTTATGTCGTGATCGACAACGCCCCCTCTCCGCACGCGCCTCGGCGCTGGCTCGGCGTCTAAGGAAGTTCGATGCAAGAGGATCTGCGGCAACAGGTGCTGTCCCGACTAGAGCGGGATTACGGACTCAAGCACCGGAGCGGTACCGAGTACATGCGCGGTGGCAAGTGCCCGTCGTGCAGCAAGAAAGAGCTCTACACCAACCATCTCAAGCCATGGGTGGTGAAGTGTGGCCGCCAATCCAAGTGTGGGCGCGAACTGCACGTCAAGGATCTGTACGACGACCTGTTCGACGACTGGTCCAAGCGCTTCCAGCCAACGGCGGCGGCTCCCAATGCTGCGGCCGATGCCTACCTGCAGTTCTCCCGTGGTTTCGACCTGGCTCCGCTGAAAGGTCTTTACACCCAGGACAGCCATTACGATCGCAAGATCAGCGCCGGTACCGCGACGGTTCGTTTTCCGCTGGTCAAAGGCGGCTGGTGGGAGCGCCTGATCGATCGCCCGCACCGCTTCGGCAAGCAGAAGGCGCGCTTTGCGCCAGGCCAGAGCTATGCGGGGGCTTGGTGGGCGGCGCCTGCCGCGCTGACAGCCATGCAGACGGCGCGCGAGGTGTGGATCGTTGAGGGCATCTTTGATGCGATCGCGCTCCTGCAGCACGGCATGTGCGCAGTGTCGGCCATGTCCTCCAACGCATTTCCGGAAGAATCGCTACGCGAGCTGGCAAAGGCACGCATGGCCCATCTCCCGACGCTCGTGTGGGCGCTGGACAACGAGCCGGGCGCCCGTGCGTACACGCATAAGCACATCAAGCGCGCAGCGGCGCTGGGCTTCGACTCGCGGGCCGCGCAGATCGTCCAGCACGACGGCAAGAAGACCGACTGGAACGACCTGCATCTGCGCGCTATCGCGTCCGATGATCCCAAGCAATGGGACAACGACGTCAACGAATCCCGCTACCAGGGCGACCTGCTTGTGGCTCGCTCGGCGGTGGACAAAGGCCTGCTCATGTTCGAGCACGACGGCCGCAACGACTTTTGGCTGGACTACCGCTCTCGCCTGTACTGGTTCGATTTCGATACGCAGCGCTTCGACAAGCTGCGCAAGGAGAAGCTGGGCGACGTCGATGCGGACGAAGGCGACGAGGTTGCGGCCGAGGATCTGAAGAAGATCAAGCGCGCCGCCTGTTCCGTGCAGAAGATTGCCAACTGCTACCCGGAAGCCCTGTATTTTCAGCGCCAAGAGGTTACCGACGAAAGCTGGTACTACTTCCGCGTCGATTTTCCGCACGACGGCCCCAGCGTAAAGGGCACCTTTACAGGTGGTCACGTCGCCAGCGCTTCCGAGTTCAAGAAGCGCCTGATCTCCCTGGCCGCCGGCGCCATGTTCACCGGGACCGGCCACCAGCTGGACCGCCTGATCGAAGAGCAGACCGAGGCAATCAAGACGGTGGACGCCATCGATTTCGTTGGCTACAGCAAGGAACACCGCGCCTACCTGCTCGGCGATATGGCCGTGCGCGACGGCGAGCTGGTGACGGCCAACGAAGAGGACTACTTCGAGTTCGACAAGCTGCGCTTGAAGACCACGCAGAAGTCCATCCGATTGGAGATCCAGCGCGACGCCGACGCGTTCCGCGTAGATTGGCTGCCGTGGCTGTGGCAGTGCTTTGGCACGCACGGCATGGTCGCCATGACGTTCTGGTTTGGCTCGTTGTTCGCCGAGCAGATCCGCGCCGGCCACAAGAGCTTCCCATTCCTCGAAGCCACCGGTGAAGCGGGCGCCGGCAAGACCACGCTGCTGACGTTCCTGTGGAAGCTACTGGGCCGCTCCGACTACGAGGGCTTCGACCCGGCCAAGTCGTCCAAGGCCGGCCACGCACGCGCCATGGGCCAGGTGTCCGGCATGCCTGTGGTCCTGCTGGAAGCCGATCGCAGTGAGCCAGACAAGGCGCATTCAAAGACGTTCGAGTGGGATGAGCTGAAGGACTTCTTCGGCGGCGGCACGCTGGCAACACGCGGCGTGCGCAACGGCGGCAACGAGACCTACGAGCCACCGTTTCGCGGCACGATCGTCATCACCCAGAACGCTGCGGTGGACGCCAGCGAAGCGATCCTCACGCGCATCGTGAAGCTGCACTTCAAACGCCCGCAGGTCACCACCGAAAGCCGCATCGCGGCCGACAACCTCAACGCGCTGCAGGTCGAAGAAGTCAGCCACTTCCTCGTGCGTGCCATTCGCCAGGAGCGCGCCATCCTCGATCTGTTCGCCGAGCGGGTGAAGGTCTTCGAGACCAAGCTGCGCGCGCAGCAGGATCTGCGCCTTGAACGCGTCATCAAGAACCACGCCCAGATGCTGGCGCTGTTCGACTGCCTGCGCCTGGTCATCACCATCCCTGACGATATGGTCGAGCAGACGCGGCTCGCGTTGTTGGACATGGCCCTGGAACGGCAGAAGGCGATCAGCGCCGACCACGCGATGGTCAACGAGTTCTGGGAGGTCTACGAATACCTCGAGGCCACCGGCCACGGTAAGGCCGTCGTCAACCATAGCCGCGACGCGCAGCGCATCGCGATCAACCTCAATCACTTCGCTGCGCGGGCCGCGCAGTTCAGTCAGTCCGTGCCCGATCTCAAGGTGCTGCGTGCGCTGCTCGGTGACTCGCGCCGGCACAAGTTCATCGGGGCGAACGTGGCCGTCAACAGCGCCGTCCTCAAGGACGATCTGACCGGCGTCGGCACCACCGTGAAGTGCTGGGTGTTCGCCAAATGAGCACGCTTTCTCATGTTGGAAATTTTAGGAAATTTTCGTTGACTTCTACCTGGCAGCGGAGCAACCATTACCGCGTCGCCGCACAATCGGCGACCGGGTTTAGCAGCCCGACTAGGAGGCGCACCAGCGCCTATCGATCGATGCAAGGCGCTTTTTTTATGCCCGCTGTATCGTCGTGGGCACGTGCCAGCCAGTTCTATGGCGGGCGGTGTGCGGAGGCCTTCGGGCCTGCCGGTGACTCCTACCGGTCTGCTAACCGCGCACCGTCCGCCACCTCGTTTAGCAGCGATGTGCCGGACTCCAACAACTTAGGAGCCTGCATGTCTTACGATGCCCAAGAAGCGCCGGCAAATGCCGCGCGTCAGATCGCCCATTACTTCGGCCTGATCGCCGACACCCTCGACTGGAACCACACCGCCTGGCTCGCCCTGCAGGCGAAGCTGCAGGCCATGGGCAAAGCGCCCGAGGCGCTGACCTTGGCCGATGTCGAGGCCGCCATTTCCAGCATCAATGCCGACCTGGCCGAGGTGCGCCAGTGAGCCGCCGCGACCTGCACAAAGCACTCCGCGTGGCTCCCGGCGTCTACCTGCTCCTGCAGATCCGGGCGACCGACGTGCTGGCCGAACTGTACGCCGACGGTTTGCATGATCGCGCGCCGGTCATGTTCGCCTGCAGCGCAATTGAAGACGCACGCGAGTTGTTCCCCGTCGACGATGGCACCGGCCTGGTCATCGGCTCGTTGCACGTGGTCATGCCGGAAGCCGAGGCCGCCGCGCTGCAGGAATGGGTCATCGAGCGCATGCCTGCATCGGAGGTGGCGTGATGGACGCCGCTCACCCGAACCCACAGCTGCCAGAGGACGCTGACTTCTCGATCAGTGAAGAAGATCAGTCCCGCCTTTGGCTCGCCTACCACGCGACCACATTGCTCGCAGCGCTGACGAACGATATCGCGATCGAGGCAGGCATCAATCACGACGGACCGGCGGCAGTGGCCGAGTACATCCGCCACGAACTGCTTGATGTCCTCAGCAGCGCGCAACGTCTGCGTGAGCCTGACGCCAGCATTCCGCCATCTGGCGCCGACCTGATCTAACCCCGCACCAGCGGGCCGGCGGGCGGTGCTGTAACACCGCCCCAAGGCCCTCCACCAACGCAACTCAGGAGAGTCGATATGCAACAGCACACTGGAACACGTCCAGCCGCGGCAGCACGTTCGCGGGCTTTGGGCACCGGACCTAACGCGGAGGCTAGCACGCCGGCCGGCGTCGCCTACGATCGCAGCATGGGCGACTGCTCAGCGACCATCACCATGCACGTCACACATGGGGCGGTCGTGGTCACTGCCGTCCTGAACATGGGACCGCTACGCGAGGCTCATCAAACGTGGGAGCGGCGGCGTGGCACTGGCACCGGCTGGAAACTCATCGACGGGCCTCGCCTGTGGACGACGGTAGAAGACCGCATCAGCACTGAGTTGACTGAGTTCATGGACGGCCTGGACTTTCCCTTTGACCTGGCCAACATGCTGCCGCGCAGGCCGACTGCGGCGGCTGCAGCTGCGGTCGCGCAGGCCGCGCGGGAGGTGGCGCATGGTTGAGTTACTCGCGCTTGTGGCGGTCCTGGCGCCGGCGGCCGGTGGCGCGCTGGTCTACAAGCTGTGGACGACGCGCCGTCCGCGCCTGACTCAGACCGGCCTGGCTGTCGGACAGGTGCCGCAGCGCCTGCGCCGCCGCACCCGCATGGCTGTGCGGCGGGAGGCTGCTCATGGCTGAGTCGGTCATTCTTCTCGGCCCGCAGGGCAGCTGCAAATCGCTCAACGCCGAGGCTCTGTGTCAAAAGCTCGGCCTGCAGGAGTTCATCGAGCTGGACGATCTGTTGTTCGCGTTCCGCGCTGATCGCCTGGAGTCTTCCGGGCAGCTGATCCTGACCTGCAACGAGCAGCAGGCCCGCACCTGGTCGGTACGCTGGGGCTTGCGCCTCATGCGTGTCGAGGAAGCACGTGCCCAGCTCGGCGACGCGTGGAGGACGCAGCCATGAACCTGCAGCGCACGATCGAGATTGCGCGCGCCGCAGCGCGTTTGGGAGAGCCTGGCCCCTTGTCCACCGGGGAGGCGCTCACAGCCGCTCTGGTGCTGAATCGCCACGACTGGCTGGCCGAACTGGGCTACACCATCGCCCAAGCGTTGGACCGGATCGACTCCGACACCGCGCAACATCTTCGGGACGCCGAGCGCGTGCTGCGCCTGGAGGTACCGTGACGCAACGTCAGGTCAACCACGACAGTCCTCTGCCGCCGTGCACGAACGGCCACCTCGCTCGCCACATGCTCGACGCCCGCCGCCCCGAGGCGGGCGGCGGGCATTTCATCGAGTGCGTGTGTGGGCGCACGCAGAAGCACCCCAGCTTCGAGTTGGCCATGACCGAGTGGCGGCGTGCGCATCGCATCCGCGCGCCCCGTCAACCACGGCCCAGCACCCATAACGTTGTGCAGCTCGGCCTGCGATTCACCGGCACGCACCAGCGATGATCGATGGCGCAAATACGGAAGGGTTCCGCAGGGCTTGCGAGGCGCGTCACTGGCTCCGGCAGGGCTACACGGATGCAGCCAAGGTGCAAGAGCTACGGCTCCGCATCGCTACTCAGCGCGGCTACGCAGCTGCTGACTTGCTCGTCGAGGAAATGCGCGAGCAATGGAGGCACAGGCGGAAGTGGATCGAGGGGAAAGGCGCGTGAGCAGCCCGGTGATCACGTTCGAGGATCTACGTCGCCTTTGCGCGCCAGTCGGTCCTGCTCCACGCGCATCCACGGTTGTGCGCTGGGCGCGAGAACAGGGAATTCTCTACAGGTACGACGGAAGGGGCGGCATCTGGACAACCCTGGACGCGCTCAACGCTGCAGTGGGGCTGGCCCCGAAAGCCGCTGAGCCACATAACAAGGAGCTGATCTGATGGGACGCGGCAGAAAGCGCAAGTTCAATCCGGATATCCCCAGGCATATCGACCAAGACGCCCTCCCGAAAGGCGTCTACTGGGCAGATGGGCGCTGGTACATCATCGAACCGCACCCCGAGGGCGGTACCACGAGGAAACGCACCATTGCTTATGCGGATGCGAGGCTTTCCGACCTCCACGCAGCCAGAGAGGCATCCCGTGGTGCCGGCCTGGTCGGCTCCCTGCAGTACCTGGCCAACGCGTTCAAGCTATCCACCGAGTACCGGGACCTTTCTCGCAGCACCCGCGATGACTACGATCGCCATGCCGAGGTGGCTTGTGGCTACGTGCTGAAAGACGGCAGCCTGTTCGGGCGCCTGCTGGTAGACCGTCTGTCCGTTCCCCTGGTGCAGCGCCTGGTCGAAGCGCTCGCGAAGGGGCGAGAAGCAAGCGCCGTCCAGCCGGCGCTGCTTGCGCGTCCGTCCACCGCCAACCACACGCTGCGGTATCTGCATCGCCTGTTTGCCTGGGGCATACGCATCGGCCATTGCAAGACCAACCCGGCCAGCGGCGTGCGTGGTGCGAAAGAGCGCGCGGATGCAAAGATGCCGGATCCGCAATCGTTCATGGCTGTGCTTGAGTTCGCCAAGTCACGCGCTGCGTTACCGCTGCACGCGAAGGGATCGGTCCCGCCTTACATGCCGGCGGTGATGGTACTGGCCTACAACGCACGTCTGCGCGGTGTTGAGGTAACCGACCTGACAGACGCGGACGCGCTACAGCAGGGAGTACGCTGTACGCGCCGTAAGGGTTCTCGCGACAACATCACCGCGTGGAACGACGATCTGCGATGGGCATGGATCTGGCTGCGGGACTACCGTGCTCAGCGGATCCAGGCGCATAGACGACCGGTTCCGCTGCGACCGGAACAGCGCGGCCTGTTGGTCACCCAGACCGGCACGCGCTTGGCGCGATCAACACTGAAGACGGCCTGGCAGCGCTTGATAACAGCAGCGATCGAGGCCGGCGTGATCGCGGAAGAGTCTCGCTTTACACTCCATGGCCTCAAGCATCGGGGCATCACTGACACGCGCGGTACGCGGGCGCACAAGCAAGACGCTGCAGGGCATGTCACCTCCCAGATGACGCACCGCTACGATCACGAGCTGCAGGTGATCGCGCCACCAGCGCTGCCTACCGATGACGCACTTGCAGGGGCGTTGGCATTCGTTGACCTGGTCAAGCCATCAGACACGTGA